AGACGGCTGGCGTCCAGTCCGCTTGATTGCCCTGCGCACTACACCACCAGCGATCCTGAGATTGACCATACGTCCCCTCATTAGTGTTGAATGCCAGGACGAAGTTGTTCGATGCAGACACGACAACCTTGGCCTTGGGAGCACCAGCAATCGCCGCAAACGCACCCGAAGATGAGCTTTGCATGGCATCAGCAAGGTTCGTCGCAATCGTGGTGTCGCCGAACTGGCAGAAGGACCAGCGCGATTCACTCGAACCCGTGTAGCTTCCACCTCCTGCGCTGCGATCGGTCCACGAAGTACCGTTCAGTTCGTAGAGCTTGGTCTGGGTTCCTGCGAAGATCCGACGCGAGCCGTCCAGCTTCGTCGCCACCACCGCTCCACGAGCTTCAGCAGCCAATGCATTGGCACCCACGGAAACAGCCGAAGGAGCACCCTTGAACCCGGACGGATGGGGAACGATGTTCGTGCAGTCCGTGAGTACTCCGGGCGTCGTCGGGTCAGCATCTGGACTGAAGCCGGCGATGGGCGTCATTTGCGCTTCACCCTCAGGACCGACCCACTGTGTACAGCGTCGTCATCGTCACGCTGCAGCTCGGCAACCTCGCCTTTGTAGATGGCGTTCCACTCGGCAGCGCCTTGCTTGTCGAAGGTGAAAGTCAAAGCCTCAGCCATGCACGCGGACAGGTAGACCTTGGGATGATTGGTCATCAGCCAGTTGGTGCTGTCCGTCGCCAGGGAAGCGAAACGAGCGAAGTACTCAATATTGACCGTGTAGGCAGCGTCCGGGAGAGGTCCGAACAGTACTGAATCACCCTCGGTCGCAAAGACGATGGGCTTGCCCGAATACCCACCCTCGGGGTAGTTGGCGTTCAGGTGCTCGGTCGTGACCGCCTGGAGGATCGTTGAAGGCGTGCCGTCGATCGTGAGGCTGGAGAACTCCAACCAATCCGAAGGAAGCGTGACAGCGCGGGTGGTCGTAGACGTTGTGAGCGTGTCCGTGACCAACTGCTTGCGGATGCGCAGATCGCGAGCAATCCGGCTCTCTGCGATGGTCACGAAGTCGGGAATGACCGACGTGAGGTCCGTGCGGTTCATCCAACTGGCAACAGATGCCAGCAGATCGGTGTAGTTAGCGAGAGCCATCAGAGCTTCCCGGGCCAGATTCGGAACTGGCTAAAGGTCGGGTCGTTGCACAGGCGTTTGATGTGCTCTTTGTTCTGGATGAACTCGGCAAAATCAATGTTGTGCAGGTTGCAGTAGCTCTCGACAACCACTGCAGGAATCTTCGCGGCGTGCTTGAAGTCGCTCGAACCGTGATGCCCTTCGTTGTGCAACGCTTTGGCATGCTCAACAATGGGCGTGCAGTCCTGCGTCCGTTGGGTGATCATCTTCCCGTCATCGAGGTGGAAGCGGGTCGAGACGGTCATGTCAGCAATCCTCAACAGGCGTGACGATGACGACACCAGCAGCGGTGAGCTGGATGGCTGCGACGTGGGTACAGCCACGGGGAACCGTGATCACCACTGCGTCACCAGGTTGAACCAGCATGTCAGTAGCGACAGCGGTTTGCGCTCCGACACCGATCCGAACACAGGCAGCCGCACTGGCAGCGATCCGGATGTAGCGCGGGATCTCTCCGCTCGATGCTGTGGGAAGGGCGCCACCCGACGAGGCCGCGCCCGTGGTGATGCTGACACCAGTGGTGGTGACGGTGATGTAGTCCATGTGTGCTCCAGCGCTTCGCAGCGTTAGGAAGAATTGGGAGGAGGGCCGAAGCCCTCCCGGGGTCAGGCCGGAGCCAGGGTGACGGTGATGTTCCCGACAGCCGATGTAGCCGTGCCGGTCAGGTCATAGCACAGGGCATCGCCAGCAGCCATCAGCAGAGCACCGTCCGTGGTGGACATGGTGAGCGTCTGAGCCGTGGCAGCAGTGCCCACCAGGTTGTAAGACCCGCTGTGCAGAGCCGTGCCCGAGGTGAGAGCCGTACCGCTCGGAACCTTGCGGATCGTCGCGGTGCAGGCGCCACCAGTACCAGCCACATCGACGCGACCACGGATGGCCTTGACGATGTAGGGGCGGTCAGCAACGAAGAAGGAGCAGTCCACGGTGGCAGCAACGTAGTTGATACCAGCCGTGATAAAGCCGCCTTCGCCATTGGCGGAACCCTCGATACCAAGGGAACCGTCAGCGTTTTGGCGAATGTTCGGCATGTGCTACTCCTTAGGCGATGTCGTAGACGGCGCCATGGGCCTTGGGATTGCGCATCTCCAGGCAGTACTCGACCAGCAGTTGACGCTTCTCGGAGTCGCCAGTCTTCGCCAGCTCGAAGCTCTGGAACGGGCGCAGGTAGGCCACGGCGAGCATGTCCGACTGCAGGATGAACACGTCACGAGTGCGCTGGAAGCGGTTCGGCACAGCCTTGATGTCGCCGAAGTCAGACGCGTACACGTCCACAGCAGCGAACAGCTTCTGGTCCTCGCCCTTGTCCATGCGGGTCGAATTGCCGGTGAACGTAGAGAAGGTCTGCTTTGCAGCAGCGCCCATCATGATCACGTCCGGCTTGCCGCCAGCGATCCACTGCAGTTGCAGAACAGCCTTCATCTGCGCTTCCGTGAAAGCGCGGGTCGTGCCGTCCGTCTGAGCGGTGTTGGTGGCGTAGCTGGCAACGGTCGTGCCGGCGCCGATGGAGGTGTTGTCCACCACCCAGCCGAGCAGACCACGCGATTGACGCGGAGAGGTGGCGGTGACGTTGTTTTGCGTCAGGCCGAACTCCATGTCGCGCTTCATCTCCAGGGACTTCAGGCTCATCTGGTAGCCCATCTCGTCCTTGCGGCCAGCGGAATCGACCTTCTGCTGGGTGCCCGACACGATGACCGTCTTGGTAGAGATCTGCGTACGGTTGTTCAGGCGAACGGTCGGGGTGACTGCGATTGCCGTAGCGTCGTCACCTTCGGCCTGGGCGTTGGCCGCAGCCGCCGCGAGGTCTTGGGTCTGCCACTCGTGCAGGGTTGCCGTCGCCTTGGCCTTGGGGGCCATGTTCAACAGCGGGGTATCGGTCGGGGAGATCCGATAGATGATGTCGGAAAGGTCCTCACGGTTGCCGATCGCGGCAGTGGTGAGGAAGGTATTGGTAGGTGCTGCCATTTCAAACTCCTGCGCCTCTCGGCGTTAGGGGTTAAAGGATTGAAGCGAATAGACCCGCTGCATCGTTGACGCTGCCGGACTTGGACAACTTCTGGAACGCTGCCGTTCTCTTGTCCAACCCTGCATTGCTCTCGCCACCCGAAGACCGCTCCACCCGTTGGGGGGCTGCGGCTACCTTCTTGGCGGCAACTGATGCCTTAGCCATCATCTGGTCGTAAAGCATCGCCTTACGAGTCATGACGATGGCACGATGGTCCGTCACTCCGTTGATCTCGGCCTCGTTCAGCCCCTGCTGCTGCAGGTAGCTCTTGATCTCGGCCACGCCGGCTTGCTGCTTCGCCTTGTCCTTCCATTCCGGGATCTTGGCGAGAAGTTGGTCTCGCTGATCGGCAATGTGGGCATCAAAGGCTTGCTTCTGCTCGGCTCGGGCTTGCGCTTGGAGTGCTTCCTGCTGCTGATGCGTCTGCTGCAACGCGGCTTGTCTCTCCGTGAAGAGGTGCCATTGCTTCAGAAACTCAACAGGGTCCGACTCCCGCAACGCATGCCAGTCTGTCTTCTGCTGCTCTTGCAGCGACGCTTCCAGTAGCGCTTGGTTCCTCGAAAGGTTCTGCGCGTACTGTTGGCGTTCCTCGCGAGCTTTCGCGGTCTCGGCTTCTGCAGCTTTGCGCTGCTCGGCCAGTTCCGTCGTCTTCTTCGTGTAGTCCGCTTGCCTCAGTCCACTCTTGTGGGCCTCGGCAATCTGAGCTTTCGTCAATTCAACTGGCTTGCCGTCAACTAGGACGGTGACAGTCTCCTCTTCTACGGGCTCAGTTTGGGCTTCATCGCCCTCCTCTGCCGGTTCAGCAGGGGTTTCCGCTGCCTGTTCGGCCTCGGATTGAGTCGGAGGAGTGGTCTCCTCTTTCTCGGGTTCAGGCTCATACACAGCCGTTACGAACGCTGCTGCTGCCTGGTCTGCACTCAGTTCCGTGGGTGTCGTAGACGTGTCCACATGCTCTCCTTTGCCGACGCATCACTGCGCTGGGCTGCTCACCAATTGAAAACCCGGGTGAGCGGAACGGTAAATTCCTACTTTGCGGGGCTAAGTTGACTCATGCTCGGCACCGCCAAAGAGGAGGTGCCGTTGCTCTCGCCGAACCAAATCCCGTCGTGATCAATCTTGTTCCTAGCAAGCCACTCGCGCAGTTGTGGCTCCATGGTCCAATTTGGCAACGCGCCCCGGTCAGTGCCAACGCTTGACCAGCTCGGAGAGTCCGTGTCTCGGACGAACTGCTTCCATAGCTTGAGCCCCTCGCCGCGCGAAGCGTCAAACGGCTTTTCAAGCGCCACATTGAACTCGTGAACACGTCCGTTCGGCCCTTTTGCATAGTTCTGGGCGAAATCTCTGTTTGCCGTCAAGAATACAAGCGCATCCTTGTTCCTCGGCGCCGGATCAACATTGGGGGAGCCCCTGTACATCTTGATAGGCGCTCCCGATGCATCGCTCAATAGCTTTGCCGGTGCCATGCTGCCCATAACGGCGCCTAGGGCCTGCTCTGTTAGGGCCGCCTCTGCTGCCGCTGCTTTGGCGCTCCACTTCGAAGGGTCAAACGTCGGGTTCCCTTTGTCATCCTGATACATGGAAGCAAGGAGCCCGAGATGCTGCCCAGCCTCATTGTTGCGATTCGCCACCTCTTGGCGAAGCACTTCAGCAGGATCGGTCAGTAGGCCGTGCGCGAACGCGCCACCTCTTCGCTTTGCGCTGTCAATGGTGCTGAATAGATCGCCAAGCAGCCCCATATCACACCTTGATGATCTCGCCCGTGGTCAGCTGATACTGAGCTGGGCCTTGCTGCACCCGGACGTTGCCGAACTTCGTCTCGAGGTATAGCCAACCGCTCCGGTCGTCCGAATCCGGGTGCCAAACGGTCGCAATCTGGTGATCGCGGCTGTGCTTCTCATGCACCAGGCGAACTAGCGCGGCCCAAACAAGCTTTTCGCCTTGTCGGCCATGCTCCGCTGGTACTTCAGTTCCTCCGCTGCCAGCTTCCCCGAGTCCAGTGACGACTTCAGGCAGATCTCCACCTTTTCCAGCAACTTGAGCATCAGCCACAGCTTTTCTCGGCCGTCCTGGTCTCTTGCGGGTGATTTCGTCCATTGTTCGGTCAACTCCTGTTTGATGTCGTCGAAGGCCCGCTGGAATGCTTCGTTCTCCAGCACCAGCTTGGCCTGGTCGGCGTTGTAGATCTGTTCGTTCAGGGTCATAGCAGCAGCATTAGCGCCTCGTCTTCGTCCTCGTCATATCCCTGATTCGCGCTCTTCTTGACGCTCTTTGCCTTTGTGACAGCAACCTGTACAGCCTCTTGTGCCTCTTCGAGCACCTCGGCCTGCAGAATCTTCTTGTTCAGCTCGTTGACACGCTTGCGGGTCTTGGCCTTGGAATCGTCTCGGCCTCCGCCAGAGCGCCCATACTCGAACTCAACGTCCGGCAGGCTCAGCGAGTAGCTGACCGGATCGACGATCAACTCAGGGTTTGACGGCCTGTAGTCAAGCGCCACATCCGCCAGCGTCAGCGCGTATGCGACCGAATCAACCGACAGCACCCTGCCTACAGCGAGCGTCTGAGCACTGGCCGACAGCGCGTAGGACGCTGGGTTTACGCTCAGCACCCGACCGACAGACAGCGTTTCCGCACTGTTCGCCAGGCTGTAGGACGCCGGATCAATACTCAGAGCCCGCGTTGCCGCAAAGCTCACATCCGCAGCGCTGACCGCATAGCTCGCCGGGTCAATCAGCAGTTCCTTGGCAGACGGCGCATAGGTCAGCGTGACATCTGCTGCCGTCAGGGCATACGAAACTGGGCTGATGCTCAGCGAACGAGCCGCCGTCATCGTCTGAGCAGCCGCTGTCAGCGAGTAGCTGGCAGGGCTGACATTCAACGCCCTACCTACCGCCGTCGTGACCGCAGCCGCCGATAGCGCATAGCTCGCCGGACTGACGCTCAGAACCCTGCCGACAGCCAGGTTCACAGCCTGAGCAGTCAGCGAATAACTTGCCGGCGCGATCGTCAGCGCTCGGGTTGCAGTGACCGTCTCAGCCGCTGCCGTCAGGGTGTAGGAGGCAGGATCAACCGTCAGGTCGTATGCCGTACCTCCTGCGGCCTCCTTGAAGGCCGCGATCTTCATCAGACCGCGCGTTGCCGACTCTACCCAGGACGCAAGCTGCGCCGTCGTTGCCGTCACTAGCTTGTAGCCAGTGGCTCCGGTCCAATAGTTGTTCCCGTCCGTCTCTTGCGTGACGGTGAAGCCAGAGCACGAATAGGACCGCGTTCCGCCGCCATCAGTGCCAATCCACGTCAGGACCGCATTGTTCGCCTGCGCAAACGTGCCGCTTGTGACATCGTGCGGGCTACCGTTGTTGTCGAACGCAGCAGCCAGCGAGCCGCTGTCATAGGACGCCGCTGCGGCTCCCCGAACCTCTGTGAAATAGACCGTCGGGTAGGTGCTACCGCTGTACGTGACAGTCGCCGTGTGACCCGAGCCCCCTGCGCCGTTCTCTTTGTAGAAGACCGACTGCCGAAACGCGTTCGAATCGTCTGTCTGCGTCGTTCCTAGCGCCCCGTATGCATTGCTCTTGCTGTCGGTCGGCGTGTTGATCGTGACGCCGAAGTCCGCCGTTGACGAGATCGTGAACGTTCCACCAGTCGTCGTCGTGACGCCCGAGGTCGTGACAGTCGTGACGCCCGAACCTGTGACCTTTACAACGTTCGGGACGGTGATTGCCACTTAAGACCTCTCGGGTGTTATCTGCGACCCC